GATCACAACGTGGTAATACAAGTTAGCACCGAAGATGTTGTCAACAACACCATAACGGGTTAACAAGCCAACACGTGGCGAGAAGTCGTTAGGACCAATTGTTCTCTGAACCATAACAGGAATGTATGGACAGTAGATGATACCCGTGTCATAAAACTCAGGACCTTTATAACCAAGCAATGTATACTCAACACGAGTCGCACGAACCTGGTTCGTAAGAGATGTGTAAGGTGTATACTGCCCTTGATCAGGCTGTGAAATATAACCCTGGTTCTGCTCGAACTGAGCTTCCGTTCTGGTATCACGGTAAACGTTAAAACGACCACCGAGGTTACCAACTTTAGCAACACCGACTGGCTGTGTATTAACATTACCCTGCACCGGTACCCATTGGAACTCAGGTAACATTTCGAGAATAGCAGCTGCACGAGGTGTTGCAACAATAAAGTTAGCTGCACCACGGCGGTTTCTAATCGCGATTCTGTTCGCCTGAATAATGAGTCTCTGGTAGAAGTCTCTGTTACGCTCTACTAACCAGCGACCATCCGCTGACTGAGGAGCCCAGATTGAATAACCATTACCAGTTCCGTTGTCAAGAGCGACCTGGATCATTCTCATTAACATTTCACGGTCGATTTCAGCCTGTAACTCATACGACATAGCGTTTGTGAGCTCAGTATCGATATCAATACCATTCATGTTCTTAAGATCCTGCTCTAATTCAACAGACCAACGAGCTGCTAATCTACGAGTACCAGCTTCAACAGCTGTTTTCTCGAAACTAACGAGCACCTGCGGAATACGTCCTGTCAACTCAAAGTTAGCAAGAAGTTTTGCAACACCTGAATCCTGATCTGCACCAGGGAAGTCAGTTGCAACACCGCCTAAACCAGACAACTTACCAGAAGATGTACCAGTAAAACGGGTATCTAACATCTGATAACCTAGTTCGTTACCATCGACATTGGTACCGGAACCAGAAGCTGGTCCGCCACCTGCGCCAGGGGCAGGGTTGGCAGCAGTATCGGAAGCAGTACCATAAGTACCTTGACCAATACCGTCAATACCGTTACCTAAGGCATCGGTATCATACTTGTAACGCAAAGCAAATGCTAAGCCTACAGGTCCGCTCATTGGCTGAACACCAACGATCTCGTTAGTGATCAACTCTGGGAATGTACGACGAATCATCGGGATGAGAATCTTAGGCAAGCGGTAGTCACCAGTTGCATAAGTATCACCCTGTGTATAGGAGTTAGGGATCTGATTACCATTTGCGCCGATGTTAACACCGCCGTTAGATAAAACAGAACCTGTACCACCCGATACGTTATTCGCCTCATTCAAACACCATGCTTCCTGGTTCTCCAGGAGCATTGCCGTATTAAGACGAGTGTGGTCGTCTTCGATAGCCGACACGTTATCAGAAGAGTAATCCAATACTGGAGTCCACTTCTCTAACAATGCCTTGGCTCTATCTTGATCGATATAAGCCTGTGTGGGTTTGATAGATTTCATAATAATTTATATCTATGTGGGTTTGTAGTACAATATGTACTAGAAATTCTTATTTTTAAAAATTTATACGTTTTAATATTTGCCAAGCTCGCCCATATACGTCTTTAATGGTGCATGACCGTTAAAGTCTTCCTTAGGAGATTGAACGCTCTCTTCGATAACCGGACGATCTACGTCTTTAGTTACAGTGTTCTGTGTTTTGGCTTGCTCATGCAAAACTTCAAGATGCTCTTCGTGATTTTTATCAAACATCTTCAACGTATAATCGAAGTTTTCATTAATAAATCTTTGTGATTTACCAGTTAAAACCTTCTTACAAAATGCTGCTTTATCTTCTGGTAGATCAGCTGTCGCTTCTTCTAAAGTTAATCTACTCTTTAAGATTGCATTTTCTCTTTGTAAACGTTCTACAATTGCTGTAGATTCGCTTAATCTTTCAACAGAATCGTCAATTCTTGTCTTACCATCTAAGATTGCGGACTTAATGCTATCCTTCTGCAAGGCTGCATCAACCGCTAATACTCTTCTCATCTCATGTAAGACTTTATTAGACTTTCTATTCCTAACCGCTTCGTTAATATTACGCTGCGGTATTAATTTCTCAAGATATAAATCAAGGTATTTACTAACTCTTCCTACCAAGTCATTCTTGAAAGTATGCGCTTCCTCATTAATGGCTCTGCTATACTTCTCAACCACTGAGATTAACTTATCTCCGTGATTCTTATCAATGGCGCTAATAACCTTATCCAGCTTGCTTGTATGGTCAACGTCAATGGCTTCGAGCAAATGCTCAAGCTTAGCACTGTATTCGTCGTCCTGTTTTACTAATGCTGATTCAACGTGAAGTGCAACCTTCTTATTAAATGCATGTTCAATACGCGTTAATGTATCCTCTGTAAGAATATCATCGGCTTTTTCTTGGAGTATATCAGTTATTTTGTCCATTTTAAATTAAAAAATTCGTTGTTTAGCAGCTTTTTTAATCTTCTGCCTGATTTTATCTTCAACAACTGTCCGTAAATTTCCATGTGCGTTTTTATATTCTCCTATTGAGACGTTTTTTAAAAATTTACCAATTGCTTTACGCTGTGACATATATCTATTATTTATGCTTTAGAGCCAATTTTATCTAAAAAGGTAAGAACCTGTTCACCCAAATAAGCATCTAACTCTTTTGTAGGCAGGGTTTCTATACTTTTCTCAAATGTATTATAAGCTTCTTCAAACTTTCCATCTTTATTCATAATGAATTGCTTGCTTTCTAATATACCATTTACAAAAGCTTTAGGACAAGACGGATCGGATACACAATCGACTGCTACTAACTTCATATCGGTAACTTTACTAACACCTGTTTTTTCTTTTATCGGTGTTAATTGTCCTAATGCTCTAGAACTCATACCAACTTTTACACCGTCGTTAATTAAACTTTTTACAATTTGTCCACAAGGTGTTGATAATACTTTAGACTTGCCATAAAACATGTTTCCTTCTTGCCATATATCTGTTACTATATGACAAGCGCGCTCTAAGTCAACTTCAGCAGTAGTTGGGTGATTCAGCTCCCCCATACTTCTGTTTTCGTTAATCATATCTGATTTATAACGCGCAATTTCTCTTTTTAATTCATCTGTCGGGTAATAACGTTTGTTACGATTAACCTCTTCAGCCATCATATACGGGCCTTTAATAAAAAGATTTTTCTTTCCGTCTTTACTAGACTCTTCTAGAACGTATTCGAATTCCTCTTTTGAAGCAGGTGTTTCTACTAATAGTTTATAAGACATGTCTGATATTATTTATACTTTTTAAGATTTTTTAACGTAAAATGCATCGCCCCACGACATACCGGCCCATGACGTTTCTTTTCTTTCAAATCCGAATAACCCAAGATATGCATCTACTTCTTCAACTCTAGCACAGTTTTCATATAATTCATCTCTGTTTACTTCAGCAATTATATAGTCAATATTCTTAAGAGTTTTCTTTGCTCCAATAAAAACATTAAGCTCGAAACCTTGTACATCTATATTAATTAAATTAAATTTTTTAGAAGGTTCATATCTGTCTAAAGGATCAAAATCTATTTCTATTTCTTCATCAAATACTATATGAGGATATTGTCTTGCATGTAAATCAGGTTTCATCAAAGAATTACTTTGACCTAAATTATCTTTACTTCTATAAAAGGTAGTTTTACCTCTAAACGGTCCTAAAGCTTTGTTAACTAAAATAACATCATCGTCACCTTTTACTTTTTCTGATAACACGTTAAAACTATCTTTATCTGGTTCAAAGAAAAGAATATGTTTTATTGAATCATATTTTTTGTAACTATCGTATTCTGCTCCGTGATGACCACCTATGTGAATCACACCGGTAACATTCATTTCATATTTTTTAACTAATTCGTCGTAATCTAATAACATTATATACCTAACTCTTTTTCGGTTAAAATTTTAAATTCTACCCCTTTTTTCTTTGCCCATTTTTCTGCTGCATCCCATTTAGCTCTATTTTGAACATACGTTTTTTGTTCATAAATTGTTGTTGCTTTCTTTTGATACTTTTTTGATTTTGGGGGTTGTGTTTGTTTTGATGGTTTAATTTCTATCAAATAAGTTTTTGGTCCATTTGTTTCATTTATAGTTACCAACCCATCTACAAAATATCTTTGTACCTTTTTTGTTAAAGGATTCAAATAAGGTATTATAACACACTCACTATCCCAAGCTGTTACGTTTTCATTCAAATCACACCACCTAAAAAATTTTAGCTCCCACCCAGAACGGTATATTGGCAAAGTTTTGCCTCTATATTTGTCCCTATTTCTTGGAGTAAACACCCCTTGTCTAAATTTACCTTTAGGCATAATTTTATTTAAATTACTTACACTTTAATACAACCTGCTTAGGAAACTCATATCCGAACTTCTGTCCCAACTTTACCACTTCTTGTAATAGAGGTTTATTAACTTTTGGTAACATTTCTTTTATAAAAATTTGCATCTCTTCATCTTCAGAAGGTCTACCCATTGATTTTCTTCTAGATCCTGTATTGTGTTGAACAGAAGTATCTAATTTTGCTGTATTTTTACATTGGGTTTTATCTTTCAAAAAATCGTAAATTTCATTTTGAAACTTCTCAACTTGTATTGTTATATCTGGTTTTTTCTCAAGGATTAACTGATGCCATTTTACCCAAAAATCTAAAACGAACTCTATTTGATTTAACGGTTTTTCTTGCCATGGAGGGTTCATAATATCCCAATTGGCCCCTTTTAGTGCTTTAAACACCCCACGACGCATAATATTAAAATATGCTTCTTCTAATCCCTTTTTAACTGCGGTCATTTCTTCTTTTAAGCAAGGGATAGATTTAAATGGATGTCTAGTATAGTGTATTACGTAGTCGTATGTATTTCTTACCCACTTATAATTTTTATCATACAATTCTTCAGGGGGATTTTTGACATTATCTGGTAATGATGCATCATATCCCGGGGCGAATGCCCACATAACTAAACTTTGTCCTGGATGTATTTGTTCTATGTCACATTTATTACCCATTTCATTCATTACATGGTTTATGAAATGAGAACCACCACAAGGGGAACCTACACACAAAAATGTACTATTACGAAAACACAAGAACTGTGGCACACAGCTATTTAAAAATTAGCCAATCAAAAACAATGGAGGTTCTGCATCGCTCAATCCTGGAGACGCACCCGTGTATAATTCTTGTTCTAATTTTTCTTTTTCTTCTCTTCCTTCTTGCAACATATCATAATTCAATACACCCCCACCAAATAATTGTATGTTACTATACTTGCCTCTAACTCTTCCTAAATTAATTTTAGTTAAAGCTAATGCATATTGATACACCCAAGGTTCTTTTATTACCCATTGAATTGGTTGTTCAACATAACACTCTAATATGCCCCAGAATCTTTCATTTCCTGGTTCCGGATACATTTGCATATATTGTGTGCGTTGATTAAAATTAACACTTTTACGTAACGCTAAGACATGCTCTCTTGTATCTAACCAGTTCTTTAACACATACCAACTAACTAAATCAAAACCATAATTACCCATGGAATAACTAAAATAAGTTTGCTGTGCTAATGTTTGTTCTATAGTAAAAAGAGTATTTACCCCGTCAGAAGAACCAACTTCAAACCCTCTAATATCTATAACCTTTCTATAATCATCTAAAAGATAATCAAATGATTCGTTTAGATATAATTGATCGGGTTTAAGATTTTCACCTACTTCAAATATATATGGATTTTGCGTTTCACCTATAACCATTTTACCTATACCATATAAAGGAGCGAAACTAGTTCCGCATTTATCGGGATAAAGATAAGAGAAATTTTTGTTTAATAATATTGGGTTATCTAATAACCCTTCTTGTCTTTTAGCAGTAAATAAAACATCTAATCTTATTCCAGGACCTCTTTCATAAAGAGCAGAATCAAACACTAAATATTCTCTCGTATAACCAGCGAACTTAGTAAACATTTCAACAGCTATACCTATATTTTCATACAAGTTATCTTGATGAACTTCAATGTTAATTAACGGAGCACCTAAAGTTCTAGATATTCTTTGAGCTAATCTATCATAACTACATATCTTGCTATTAAGATTAGTTGAATAAAAAGAACTTACAGGTAGTACTGTTGAACAATCCATTTAATATTATTTATACAAAAGACTCAACTGTCATGGAAATACAAGTTGTTTCTAGCGTTGCTCCCGGCACGAGCGGTGGTCCTGTGTCACCATCATATGAAGGTAAAGGTAGTCTGACGATTTTAGAATTTTCTATATCGATCTCTAACTGAACTTTAAATTCAGACGTTTCAGCATCGAGCGAATTGCCTACAGATTCTTTTTGGTATGACCCGGAGACCGGAAACCAAAGATCAC